ATCTCAAGCAAACGTTCGAGCAAAGACGCATCGCTTTCCGCATCCGTTGCACCAATTACATCATTTAGCACCACATCGGATTGCACACCTAAAGGTGCCGCCATAAAGTTTGCTTTTGTCGCAGTTTTAATATTTTGGCTGGCACCTGTCGCAAGACTTCGCACGGCAACAATGGCAGAACCGCTTGCAGAAATCACCGCGCTTTCGGTGGTTTCATAAAATCGGTTATCGTCTGTTTTAATTTGTAATCCAGCTTTAAGTACTGCATCAGGGGTACCAGTTACAGTTGCACCGCGCCCACTGGCATAAGTCGCATTACGACGGCGAATACCACGCAAACCCGCATGTTTTTCAAGAAAATCCGTGTCGGCAGTATCCGGAAAGAATTGTTTAATAATCCATTTTTGATGGGCATAAATACCTTCCGCTACGGCAGCAAGGCTACTGGCACGTGCATAATAGTCACTATCTATGCTCACATCAGCACTCGGTTCTAATGATTGCACATCGCGCAAAATCGCTTGGCGAATATCTTCTAAACTCGGCACAATAAACATGGTTTAAACCCTTTTTAAATGACTTTTACCGGGTGTTTAAAATGATAGGTTTCGCCCCGGTTATCTCGGATGGATATATCTAAAATCAATACACCGTTATGTGGTTGGGTATGATTGACAATAATTTCGTCCGCACGTCCATCATCAATCAAGGGTTGCAAGGCTTCTTCGGCATATTGTTGTGCTATTAAACCTATGCGCGACAAATCCTTTTCGCGCGGAATAAGATGGAGCAGAGAGCCTACACGCCCATCTGCCCACCAAGAGCCTAATGGTGTGGTCAATCTGATATACGCTGCATTGGCAAGCGTACTGATTTTTTTACTTGTATAGTCCCCGGTAAGCGGGCTGATCTCTCTGTCCATATTGACAGGATAAGATAAGAGGTAAAAAGAAAGGAGATGCAGGGTTTCAGCATCTCCTTTAAGGTTAGATTATTCAGGTTTAGTGGTTTTTCCTCCGCTATCGCCAGTATGTTTGTGGTTCCTTAACGAAATTGTACCAGCTTCCACATCGCCGTCGGTCGTAAAGCTACCGCCACTTTGCTGTACATTACCAGTAAAGCTCGCACCACTGCCACCTTGCACAGCCATACCACCATTACCATTGATTTGCCCTTGGGCAGTAAAGACCTGATCTGTTTCAACCAATGGACTTGATATATCCACTTTTGTTGCAGCTTTAATCTTTAATACATCACAATCAATCTCAATCAACCGCCCCTTTTTTAATACAATGCTAGAGCCACTTTCATCATAAACGGCCACTTCGCCACCTTGCAGATTTTTCACGCGAAAAGATCCATTCTCGGTCGCAATCACAATGCCGTGGGTAGTTTGTCCGCCAATGGGTAAAATCACTGCTTGCGTGTTTGCCGGAGGCACAGAGGTAAAGCCAAACTGCTGCATCAACTCCACATCTTGCAAGGTTTCATCCGCAAGCCCTGAAGCCTGAACTTTTTGAATATTGTCCGCACTTTTCACTAAGTGCAGCACACCGCGAAAGGCTTGACGGATTTCGTCCACCGCACCTTGCGCCTTTTGTTGAATGGCTTGGCTTAATCGTCTCATTTTGTCCAACCACCTTGTCCGTTTGTCGAAATCAAATCGCCTTGGTTCTTCTTGCCTTTTTTGCCCTTACGTTTACGTGCTTTTTCCGCTTTTGCGCTGTAAGCGTCTGGTGTCCAAATGCCGTCTTGTTTAAAGCGCAGTTCCGTTTGTGTGCCACCGTTTCGGCTCAGCGTAAAACGCCGTCCCATAAGAAAGAAAATGGCATCAATCTCATATTCCTCGCAAATCACGTGCACACGTTGCCCTGGTTGCCATAATGTGCCGTCTTGCATTTTGTGATCGGGCACAACGATAGTAAGGGTAAAACCTTCCAGCACACTGTCCGCAATGTATTTTTTCGCCCATTTTTGCAAGGCTTCCAAGTTATCCACATCAGATACCACCACAGTTTTCGGCTTGTAGGTGGTCATTTCAGGATCGTTATAAACCCATTTCAGATCGTTTTTGTTATCTTGTCCTTGCTTGCCGTGGCTTTGTGCCAAAAACGTTACTTCGCTAAACCGATTCGACACATCAAACGTTAAATCCGCCTGTTCAAAGTTGTTTCGTTTGCCGTCTTTCATGCAACACAAGGTCGCCACAGGTGGCGTGCTGTAATCCGCACCACCTATAATCAATACACCATTTGGTTCAAACCACAAGTGCAAGCCTGCCGAGTTCGCACAACGCATTGCCGCATTCCAAGCTGTTTCGCCCACATCAATATCGACTTTATCTAATGTTGGGTTATTTTCCGCACGCAATGCCACTTTTTTAATGCCAAGTGGTTCAACAATTTTTTTCACCGCATCCAACACGGTCAAGCCTTTTACATTGGTGATTGGGGCAGAGCAATCCACAAGGATACTCGCACGGTCGCGCCCATTGAGGCTATAAGTGCGGTTAGTTTTACTAATAGTATGCTGTGTCGTATCCACGATGCCTGTCATCACCAACTCGCCATTAATACGCACTTTCACTTCAGCCCCAGAAAAATCAGGTAAAACCGTGCTGTTTGAAGGCACGCCCAAATCAAATTTAAAGGCGTCGGCAGGGATTAAAAAGTCACTATCAATATCATAACTTTTCCAGCTATTGTGGGCTTTACCGTCCACTTCCACCGTAACATCATTTTCATAAGGGTAATTATTTGACATAGCTGTTTAACCACTCCCCACGCTCAACAAAATTCGGATAACGGATCTGCGGATTCAATCTTAATAATTCATCTGCACGTTTGTGATCCTGATAAAATGCATGTGCAATTTGTTGCACAGTACCGCTAAATGGCACCTCACGCACCATTAAAGGCGGTTTACGATTAATTGCCGCAAGGGCAAGTTGAGTAAACTTATACACTTTATTGCGTAATTGCTCTGCCGTATTGTGCGCAGCCGTATAAAAACTCGTATTAGGCGTGGTTAATACCGTGATATTTTCCCCACGATGTTCATCGTCCACTTGTTTGCGTAACAATTGTAAATTATCCATAATTTGGGACCGCACTTGAGTCGTGATGTAATCAATATCCTGTGGCAATAAATCATCGTCCTCTACCAATTCAGTGGCAATACGCAACAAAGCAACACTAGAGGCTAACTGCATCATTAAATGCACAGATTCAGTATCATCCTTACTAAAAGAGGTCGTTAATGATTTCAATGCCGCTTGTTCTTTGGCAGATTTAATATTCTTACCGCTTACCAAATCTGCAGGAATATGCTTAATTTGACGTATTGTGCGGAGTACCTCATCAAATTTTGCTCGGGTAGTTAAGTCCTTGCGCGAAGCAATTTGGCGCAATCCAAAATCAATCATCGTCACCAAATCACGCACAGCACGGCTAGATTTTGCTTTAAAGTTATCTTGTGTCACGACAGGCGATACACCATACTTCGTTTTATCAAAATCAAATAACCCGCGTACTTGCTCAAAACAGCCAAATAATGCGCCATACACGCCCAACAAACGTGATTTTGTATTAGCAGCAAAGGCAACAATCTCCATAAATTCGCCATACAATGCCATCACATCATCAACAAAATTTTCTAATTCAGTCAGTAAGGCATCTATTTTTGCCAACAGGGAATAATTAAAGACAAAAATCGGTTTAGCTGGCGTAGATTCAATAAAAGTTAAATCTAACGCCACATAATCAATCATCTCCGCTTCGTGGTGAAAACTCGCCCCGGTGCAAATCATATTTTGCAAACGCCCACGAATCGGATGCACTAATGTTGCCGCCCCTGATTTTTGTAATACGCTTAAAAACTTCTTAAAGTCAGTATAATAGCCTGGCCCATAAAATACGGCTTGCATACGCACGGTTAATGGATTTAATCCTAAATCTTCCACGTCTGCGCCATTGACGAAAGGATAAGCATGCTCAATGGTCGAGCGATAGACATCATCATCCACTGAAAGCACATCGAAACGCACGCCACGAAAACTCGCACGTTGCACAGGCATTGTCCAACCAGCCATCTTTTACCCCCGTTTTAAGTCTTGATATTGATACTGAGACGTTTGTTCAGCCACAATCCGTCCGTCTAAATCCACCTTGATTTCATTTTGAATCGTGAAATTTTGGCTTTCAATCGCGGTTTTTAATCCATCACTAATCGTCTGTCCAAAATGCTGAAAGTCTGCTTGATAGTTAGCCAAACTAGATAAATCACCCAGTGTGCGACTTAAAGCGGAGTCGCTGTCATTAGCCGCTACAGCTAAGCCTGAATAGCCTTTCCCCTGATTGCGAATGTCCGCAATTTTCACCGCACTTTGGCGCGTGCGCTCATCATATTGGGCTTGCGTGAGTGTGCCTCGCTCAAGACGTAAAGCGGCAACTTCATCTTTACGTGCAATTTCAGCCACTTCGCCCGAGCGAGAAGCCGTTCCCCATATAGAATTTTTGTTATAACCGAAACCTTGCAGTGCGTAATGGGTTGTGGTCGGTTTATTGCCACCGTAAGCATTGGCATAAAATTGATTTTCTAACTGCTTTTCTTGTACAGTTTTGGCTTCGGCTTTTTCTTCAGCCTTCGCTTCTTCCGTTGTACGCTGTTCTCCAGCAATCATTAAACCACTAGTAAAAAGCGCCCCTGCACTAAGAATACTGCCTAACTTACCGCCCCCTTTAATTTTTAAACCGTTTTTCCCTTTCCCTAGATTGCCAGCGACATCTGCCACATCACTAAGCCCAATTCCGCCTCGTTTAACGCCCAATAATGCTAATGCACCACTAGCCGCAATCGCTGCCGTACTTAATGCTGTAATAACGGTGCCTGCCGTTGTCAACGTTGATGTTAAATTGGGATACACTTTCGCATATTCAGCCAGTTTTGTAGCCGCATCGCCAAGTGCATTATTAAAACTTTTCATGCCTTCCATTTGTGCAAATTCAACTGCATTTTTAGCTTGTTCTACTTTTGCACTGTTAGTTGACATCACAACTTTATGGGACTTATCTGTAGCACCGTCAGAATTCGTGACTTCTTCTTTTACTTGCTTGCCTAGTTCAACATTGTTGCGAATCCCAAGAAGTGCCATTAAGGCTTGACGGTCAGAAATAATCTGCCCAATGGCCGTACCTTCTACTAAGTTTGTCATTTGTTCTATTAAGGCTTGCTGTTCTTCTTTTTTGGCTGTTTTCAATTTTGCTTTTAAGGCTTGATAACGTTTGTCTTCTCCTACGACCATATCCATAATAGAACCAAAGGCCTCAATAGAATTTTTACCTTGTTTCTTCTCATTCTCCATGGATTTAATAAAATCAATGCCGTGGGTTTTGCCATCTTTGCCTTTAATTTCTAATTTAGAAAAACGATCTGCAGTCTCTTTAGACGTAAGTTTGGCGAGTAAATTAACCAGGTTATTCCCCGCTTCATCACTTGTCCCTGCGGTAACACGCGCTTGTTGGTTTGCGACTAATAATGCTTCAAAGCCATCCATGCCCGAAAGCCCAGCCGATTTAGCTGCCGCCATTTGTTGTGGAAGCCAACGTGCCATATCGGCAAGTTCAAAGTTACCCGCTTGTCCAGCAGCCACAGCCTTATCTAATACTGCACCAATTTGATCTTCGCTGATGCCAAATTGCTGCATAGCGGAAATTGCAATCGCCGATAAATCTTCTGTACTGGCACCTGTTGCCACCGCACCTTTTTGTAAAGTAGGCAATAACTTCATTGCGGTTTCAGCTTTCACAGTACCGGAGGCTAATAACTTATCTAATGCACCCAAGGCTTCTTCTTTCGTCCCCCCTCCAGTTTCTACCGCACTTTTCACCGCATCATGTAATTCTTTCTTTCCGGCAATTCGCCCAGCTACGTCTCGGTCGGAGAAGGCAGTATTGGATACCATCGCCAAGCGTCGGTCATAGTCCATTTCCTTTTTCATGGGTTGCGCCATTACCATAGCTCCAGCCGCCATGCCAGCGCCCACACTAGCAATGGCAGTTCCAACATTGCCTAATCGTTGCCCCCAAGAGGTTTTCCCCATTTCCGCATTAAGCCCAGCAATTTTTGAGCGCGTCGCTTCAGCCGCACGAGCTAATTCGCGACTAGTGGCTGTGCCACTACGTTTCAATCGGTTATAAGCGGCAATGGTATGATTAATTTCTTGTTGGATTTTATGTTCACTTCGCACGCCCAACGTTTCGCGTGCACTTGCCATTGCTTTTGTGCTTTGCTTAATATGCGATTGTGCCCGCTGAAAAACTCGGCTTGCTTGGTCTCGTGCTTTTAGCGTCAACGCTAAATTTAACTCAGCCATTTTTAAACCCTCTTTAAACTCATTTTAAATCCACAAAAAAAGGGGCTTACGCCCCCTTAGTTTTACGACGCATAAGGTTGTAATGCACCGTGTTGCCTTTTTCTGACTGAGTTTTAATACCTTGCGAATGTTGCCAACTTGCCACCCACGCAGCAACTTCAGCGTGACACATTGCTCGTACTTCTTCAGCAGTAAACCCAAATTTAGCCAATAAAATAACCGCACTTCGGTAATTCTTCTCGGCATCAAACACACCGTAATGTTGTTTTATTCGGTTTCGGCTTTGCTCGGGTTTTCCCCAGCGTCGATGTGCTTTTTTCGCAGTTCTGCGATAGCTTGCGTAATCAGCACATAATCATCCGTGGCAAGGTTATCCAGTAAAAACTGTGGCGTGAGCTTATCTTGCGCAATACCGATAATATCAAGCTGTTCAGATAAATAAGCCAAGTCCACGAGCATTTGCTCCGCTCTCGTGAGGTTTTCTTTCTCATCTAAACCAAGCTCGGCGACTTGCTCAAGGGCGGCACATTCGCCACCCAAGGTTAGTAATCGCACGTCAAAGTCAAAATAACGACGATCACCGTAAGGGATACCAAGCAATAAACGCATTATTCTTTCACCTCTTTAAGCGCATTCATCTGGATATCAATAACGGCTTCATTATCCACCGTGTATTTCTCGCCTACTTGAGTGGTAAAGCAACCAAGGTAAGACGTGCGCTTATCTTCTTGATTAAGCGGATATACCGTGATTTTCGCATCACTGATACCAGCCCAATCAATTTCCGAACCATCTACTGGCATTGCTGCCGTCAATGATAATTCCCAAGTCGCAATGCCTTTGGCAAAACCACGTGCACGCCCTTCAGAGTTCATGGTTTTGACTAATTTACGCCCGGTTTGTTTTGTCACGTTTAAATCGGTGATTTCAATTTCCGTGCCGTCCACTTCAAGCACGGCCGAACCTGCATATTTTTCCATTTACGCCCCCTATAAAATTAAATCAATTCGGTTAGCTACGATGTGCAAGCCATTTACCACATCCGCTGGAATTGCCGTATCTAAACGATTTGGATCTTGGTCATTGCGCACCACAAGCAATTTACCCTTGTTCGCATCCACATTTTCTAAAATCTCTTGTTGCTCTAAACGATAGAGCACATCAAGGATTTCTGACCGCACTTTTGGTGGGGTACGATTAGATAATTTCGCACGAGGAAAACGTAATGCAATACGCTGTTCAATCGCTTTACGCGTATAGTCCAGTGTGCGAATTGTGGTTAAGTCTAACCACGCAGGGTCATCTACATTCGCCGGTGACTTGGTATAAGTCGTAATGGCACGCATAATTTGCACACGATTATTGACCACTGTAATAGGGGTTAAACCGTGGAATAACGCCTGATTGACTTCGGTTTTTAATGGTGTTTGAGTGGCATCAACAGGGGTTAAACCTTTAATCTCAAGCGTATTTAACGGTTTAGCTGGGTCTTCTTCGCCTGCAATAACCGCCCCATATCCCGCAGCGATTAAGGCATTAGATTCCACCGCCCCTTTATACCAACCCACTGTAATGCGATTCGCATTGATCTTTTCAGTATAAGTAGTACCGCTTGCCAATGTGCCATTAAAACCTAATACGCCAACACCTGGTTTTTTCTCAACAGGACTTGCTACCGACTCTAAATGTTCGCGCAAGGCTTTAGCATTTTTATCATCCGCAAAAGGGGAGATAATCACGTGATAGTGCTGACCTGCTACAGATGCTAATGCTGCCGCTAAATCGGCATTTTCAGCACCATTTGCAAGAGCAGAAACATTCACCGCCATATCATTTGCGCTTAATGTGGCATTGACACTAATCTCATTGCCAATTTCACCTTTACATTTCGCAGTAAGCGTAACAGTACCTTCATTGACTGTTGCACTGACAGGACAATATTCCCCCGCATTAATCACTGCATTTAAACGGGCGGCAATGTTGGCGGCAGTTTCCGATTTAGCGATTGCCACCGCATAATCAAGACCACCAATGACAACTTTAAGCACACCTGCATTGCTTGCTGTGCCTGTTAGCGTAATGGTGCCAGTTGCCGCCACACCTGAGTCACTCTCTTTTAAACCAATCACCGTTAAACGAATCATGGCATTATTTTGGATAGCAATACGCGCCATTAAATGAGCCCAAGACCCAGCACCAAATGTATTTTTTGCATCTACATCCGAATAAATTGGTGTCGGTGCGCTAAATGCTTTTGTTGCATTTAACATCGGTGCCACAATTAAGACATTTTGCTCATTTGTTGGCAAAGTACTCACTGCATTGCGTGAGTTGTATTCTGTATAAACACCTGGTTTACGAAGACTCGTCGGGATATTATCAAAATCAATATTCGTTTTAGCCATTGTCTTTCTCCTGTTCCTTACGCGAACGTGTTTCTGTGATTACAATCAAATCGCCATCATTAATACGGCGCTGATAATAAATCGACGGCTCTACCTCTACCGGTACTTGTTCAATATAGGTATAAGGCTGATGTTCCATCGGCACCTTAATGCCTATTGCTGCTTTCACTTTCATTTTGTATCTCCACCTCAAACGGCACTTTGGCACCGCTTATTGGGTCATAAATGTTGTTACCAATACGTTCTAACATCGGCTCTGGTGGCGATAGCTCACCATGATAATGCGTAAACAAATAATCAGGATTTTTGCTATCCTGTGTCATTTCAGGATAACGGCCATCTTCTAACGGGCTCAAATCGTCATAGACTGCGTCATACTCAATCGCATAAGCCGTTATCGCCCCACCTTTAAAAGTGGCATTATTAAAAAGCGTGCGCACCCTTGTCGGTTTCAATGGCTTGACTAATTGCCCCAAGGTTTGCGCATCTAACAAACGGCGTACTGCTGTAATCAACTGATTAACGCCCACCTCTCGTTTATCCGCTCCGCCTTGTCGTGCGGCAATATTGCTACGCAAGCTATTTACTGCCACGATAATGACAAAGTTTGCTGTAGATTGATGTCGCTTCAAATTGGTGCCCATACGTTCGATACGTGCGCCCCCAAAAGTGACTAAACACATCGGCAAACGTGATGTCCCAAGACTTTCATCATCGAGCTCACCGCCATAGCTTTTAACAGTATTGACTAAACGCCCTAAGCCACGCTGTAGGCGTTCTACAAGGGCATTTTCAATTTGAGTGATCACGCGCAAAAATCCTGTTTTTCGGATTAGTAAAAATCACGCCATTGTCGTGTTCGTTGGCATCATTATTCTCTGTAGGTGGCAACCCAAGCGAAATCTTACCCACACTGATATCCTCAAGTTCTTTTAAACTTAATTTATAGCGTGTAATAATTTCTTCTGTGATCGTCACATGAGACATACTCGCTAAACGATAACGAGCCAAATCACAACAAAGTCGCACTAAGTTTTGTGGCACACTCACAAGAGGGAGGGTATAACGTGCTGCCAAATAACCATCAATTTGGCTTGAGCTGTCAGACAATGCGACATCAAGCAAATTGTCATTAACTTGCCCAGTCAAATCACGGTCGGTCAGTTCAATGGCTTGCACTTCCCCTACGCGTAACACAAAATCTTCTGCACTGGCGTAATGCATCACTCATCCTTATTTATCGCAGATGGGAATAAGTTCCAACCAGGGATCTTCAGCAAGCATAATGACTTGCTCACCCGTCAAGTTTTCAACTGGAATTTCCACCGCACTTTCTTTGTTAAAACGATAACCACAGCGACCATAAGAGGCTTGCGGATGAATTACACGTAACGTCACCGCATAGGCAATTGGGTTAATTACCTCACCGCCTTCTACCAAAACATCAGATGTGTTTTCTGCAGTTTCATCTTGCTGTTCAGCGTTTGTTTCATCTTGCAGTTCGCTGTCTTGTTGTTCCTTTGCCATTTTTGCTCCTAAAGGGCGAGCACTCGCCCTTATTGAGGGTTATTCCGCAATGATTTGTGGAGACACAATCACTTTCAAACGACCTTTTAAGATATTAGTCGTGCCGTTAATTAATTCACCTTCGCAGATTTGACGTGCTTTGAATTCAAGTGCAGGTGGCACTAAAATCACATTTGGGCGAATGTTCAATAACTTGTCACCGTCACCTTTTAAGGATTGCATTTTGGCAATGACATCCATGATGTTTTCCGCAGTAAGTTCAGTTTTCTCCACGCAGTGCGCTAACTGCCAGAAACCAAAACCAGCTGCACCACGAGCACGCACACCCCATTCGTAAATATCTTCGTTAAATACGGTGTCAGATTTAGATGGGTCAAATTTCGTTTCAATTTCTGGTGCAGTGCGTTCTTGCCAAATTAACGGTTTAATCGCATTGGTGGTGTCGAAAAGATAGAATGTTGGTGCACCATCTTTTGTGCCTGTCGTTAAGTTACTTTGCTCTTTGCTTGCACCTGTACCATCCACATTTGGGTAAACCGGGTGATCAGTATCAAAGTAATTTTGGCCGTCATAACAAAGCGTGGTTTTACCGGCTTTTAACAAACCAAACACCAAATCATCAGGCAATTCAGCCGCACTTTGTGCTGCCTGTTGCACCA